ATTCAAACCTATAGATTTAATGGCTTCATTGCGAGCGCCTTGATTAGAGTTTTTGATTATATCTTGAGCATAGTCATAAGCTTGTTTATTTGCTTCTACATCATTTAAGTATTCTTCACCATTGCTTGTCCCCATTATTGTGCTTAGCTCGGACTGAGAGGCAGAAGGTCCTCCTTGCCACACTCTGTCGATTATTTCTTTCGACATTCTAGACCCAGATGGCAAGGTTAAGTTTAAGGATGTTTTAAGAGATTTTTGAGCACTAGCAATTTGAGACTGAATTCTTTGGTTTTGCTCAGAGCTTAACCCAAATTTCTTATTTTGCGGATTGGTTATAACGTCATCGTGCAAGGCATTTAGTCTAGCGAAGTCTACAGCCGGGGATATGTGCTGCTGTCTGTCTGCAAGAATTTTTTTTGTAATTTCTGATGTTTGGCCCATGTAGCTATTGCTCATTACTGAGTAGGCGGAATTTTTTAGCATTTGCTCCTTTGCTACAGGTGACACATTCATTGTCGCCCAGGATGAATTGGCCATGTTGATACCATTTGAATATAGCTGTGCTACATTTTTGCCACCAGATGTTAAAGGCTTGTCAGCACGGGCGTCTGCGCCAGCTTCGAATGCTGCAGATCCTAAGCTAGAACTGTTTTGATCCTGATTATGCAGATAGTTGAATATACCCTGATTTTTTTGCATCTCAGCGGTTTGCTGATTTATACGATTAAGGTACGACTGACCAATTTGCATGCCCGCTTTCGCAAGATTAGGCGCCATTTTTGGATCGACTGAATCAGTAAAGCTGGTCAAACTTGCTTGCATCTGCGCTTTAAAGATCATGTTTGAATCAGGCGACAGGCCATTAGCCATTAGCTGCCTATAGTATCCTTCGGCGTCATTCTGCATACCATTCATAGCTGCTTGCGATGCTATCGGGAGTGCAGCTTGATTATATTTTGCCATCTCCGGCGTAAGTTCGGGCAGTGACTTAAAATCTTTGCCTTGAGCAGCCCCAGCTTTTGCGCCTAGGTCACCCATTATATTGCCTAACTCGTTGTTTAAAAACTTGTCAACTACACTTAGTCCAGCTTGAGCATAGCTAGGGCTTTCTCTAACACCAGATGCTGTATTTACTGCACCCGGGGGGGAAAGGCTTACTGATTCGCGATACTGAGGAATTTCTGGATTCGGCATTATTAGCTCCCAAAATAATTTTTTGGCACTTGGTTTGACCAATTGTTGTCGGATTCGGACAATCCAGGTTGATTATCAATTGCGCGACGAGCGCCCTTAGCCTGCTCGTATCCAGTTGATGCACCTGCTATATTGCCAGCGGTGCCTACAACTGCGCCACCTATGCCTGACCACATATTGAAATTGTCGGATTTCTCTTGCTCTGCCAAATTGCGCTGCACTGCGAGTTGTTGGATATTTAGATTATCATTTGTCATTGATAAATTCATTGCGGCTACTTGGTTGTCTGCTGCAAAGTTGGAAGCTGACCCTGATACCAAGCTGCCAAAGACAGGGCTATTGAGCGTACCACGCGATGCTGCCATGACTTTTTGTGCTGCTAGCGTATTTTCGCTTTGCTGAGCACGTTTTGTAGCTTGCTCAGATGAGGCTAAGCTCGCTTGTGCCCGCTGTTGTTTGATTTGATCAGTAGCTTGTTTAGCCTGTTCTTTTTGCATCTCTTCTTCGCGGTTTTTTTTGAGCACAGACGATGTTATCTCTTCGGCTCCCCCAGCTACTGCTGCAGAAATTCCAACTATGAGTAATGTCGATAGAGCCATGATTTCCCCTAAACTGTTATGTCGCAGGCCAAGCCAATAATGTGCAATACATACGGCTGGTCATAAGTAATTTTGTTAAATGTTAGTCGTTTCCATCCCATGAATGATGGTCTTTTATAAATATGCGATGAATATGGTTTCCCATCATCTAGTGTCATTGGGTAAACATACCCATCAATGTCTTCGCCATTAAGTTTAAACCCGGCTGAATCAATAGTTTGAACGTAATTGTATATAATGCGTTTACGAGCATAGAGGCTGTCGCCTGTTTGTGTGTTTACATGAACTGGCAAAGTTGTTAATCCCACTTGAAAAACATAGCCAGCGGTAAAATTTTGATCAAGAGTAGGAATAGTCCCATCATAATTATTGCTTTCGCGTGGCCCCTCGTGCAAGAGCGGCCCATAGGCTACTGGATTTTCTGTGGCAATGCATGTTCCTGAACTTCCCGGCAGATAATCTGCAACTATGCCTTGGGCGGCTACTGTTACATTAATTGAATTATCCATAGTTGTTTGCCAGCTTGGCTCTACCCATTGAAGTGATGGTCCATAGGAGCCCTCAACGTAAGGGGAGACCAACATGTAACTACCTTCAACCCCTATTCCCATAGCTATAGGCACAATATATGTTCTAGAAAAATTATCATCAACGGGTGCAAAAGCTCTTGAAAACGCTACTATATTTTCTTCCTGCTGAATTTGCATAACAATACAATAGTCGCTATAACCAATCAGGACTAGCTGACTAGCATATTCATCTTTTTCATTGTTCAAACCAAATCTAATGGGGCACATAAAGACTGGGTCTGATCGAAATAAATCCGTTGCAAGTTCATTAAGCTGGGTAATTTTATATGTTTGTGCGTCATCATTAGGTTGGGCACCCCACAACCGCCGACCATCTGAGCTTAAAAATATGAGTGTGTTGTCTATGAAAACAGGTCGCGTTGATGTTCCAATTTGATCCTGCTGCCTGAGCGAAGCATTAGATGGAGTAAATGCATCACTAGACCATGAGCTAGATGCATATAGACCCTCAATAGTAAAAACAGCAAATGCTTTATTCGACTGCATATAAGTAATAGCAGATTGGTCTGTTTTGCTGCCTAGCTGCAACGTTATTGCGCCTGAATCTGCGCCGTTATCAGGGTCAAAATTATCTGGCTCGCCAGTTTGAGAAAAGAATACATGCCTAGGTAAATATTCGCCAGTATCTACACCAATTTTGGTTAAATTTCCAAAAACCAAACGAGATTCAAAAACAGCTACGCTCCTAAAAATTCCGTCTGTAGCCTCACCTCCCACTGCAGCTGTTAGAACTACATCGGCGCCGGTCCAAGTTCTTGACGTGTCACTATCACTAGTTGGAGAAAATTCTGATATTACCCTTACTTCTATTCCGAATGCATTGGCTGGGGTGGGGCCGGTTAGAATGGCAATAATTGTGCCTCTTCCTAGTCCTGCTCCAATTCCACCACTTTCTGTTAAACCGAACGAGTAAAACATTCCCCCAACTAAATTATTAGCATCTACTCCCGTACCAAAATCAGCATAAGTGGCAGGCGTAGTTGCGGCGCTATCAGTCCATACATAGACTTCTATAGCATCCCCTGGTGCAGCAGTAACATTGGCGCATGTAAAAGTTAAACTTCGGTATCCGTCGTAAAAGGAACTTAGCATATCAAATTGAGGCGCTATTCTAGGTTCGAAATAATCAATACTAAACCCAGTTACGGTTGGTGTCCCTGTGGGTGTTATGGTGCAATAACCTAGAAGAGAAGCTGTAATATAAAGCGTATTATTTATTGCGGTATAATCGTACACTTTTCCAATTGGATTGCCGGTAAGAAGAGTAATGGGTATTTCTACTGCGCCACCCTCTGCTGCTAACTTGTAGCATGTTAGTGCATAAGCGCTTGGCCCCGTTTTGCTTTCCGTAAAATAGTAACTGTGCCCATCATAGTCCCAAACAAATACTTCAGCTTCAGCAAGATCTGCTATCGAAGGAAGATTGTCATTATCAAACTTAACAGCTTTTGTGCCGAAACGAGTTCTAACCCCTCCTTCGCGCATCACAACCATTTCATCTAGTTCTTGAACGGATTTTGTATATACAGCAAGATCAGTCCTAGCTTGCAGGGCCTTGTTTATTATCCCATGTGACATATCGTTTTGCTTTATATGAATTTTTGCCATGGGTAACCCTAAAATGCAGCATAATGATGAGTTTCCCAAAGAGGGTTTGACGCAATAACACGTGAAGGTTGTTGTGCCTGGTCGAGATATTTAGCCTTGGATAACTGTTCTTTAGCTGCTTGTTCCCATATTTGCACTTTGTTTGCGTCTTCAGTAAGCATTAGTGCATTGTTGGCGGCTAACTGATAGGAGAGATACAGTTGAAAATACGTAGGAAAATAATCTTCTGTGGCTCGCCAAATATAAACAAGTTTCCAAGTCGTACTTTGGTTTGAATATATATATTTCCCTTGGATGATATAATTAAAACTCAGCGGGTACGTGCGGTAAGCCCACAGCATGTCAGCTGGAGTATGATAAGTATATTGATAGGTTGGCAGAGGTGGCGTTACTGTTCCGTCAGGCGTAAGGTCTACGGTCTTTAATGCAAATGTCCATGGTATATTGCATAAGGCATTATCTACAATCATTTCGTAAGCTCTTATGATTCCTTGAAGGCCAGAATTTTGAGTTTCAAGAGATCCAAGTGGCGGCTCGCCCAAGCAATTAAGAGCGTCATTGATTATATCTAGTTTTGTTGCCATTTATATACCTCAAGATGTTAGGGTAGCAAGGAGCAACAAGCTACCCCAACTGTTCGAACTTGGTTTAATTATTGTACGGCATCATTAAAATATCCATCTTCACGGATATCAGCGATATTGTCAGAGCTTCTGCGCAACGTTAGCAGAGTACCCGCTTGAGGCAAGATACAAAAAATCTTGTATAAAAGCCATGGCTACCCCGCTTTCGTTTTATGCGCTTGCCTAAGGCAATTACGCGGTTGGTTTGGTCACAAGGATATTTAGTTTATGCGTAGTTGATGGATCTCCGGAAAATACTACACTTACGGCTCCAGCCTCGCACGCATAACTTATAATTGTCTTGCCTCCAATTGGAGATGTATGTAGCCCAACCTGGCAAACATCCGTAGCAGTAACACCGGCCAATGCTATTGCCTCAGTTGCACTACCACCCACTGTCGTGTGTATGACTGAATGAGAAACAAGCTTGTCGGTCACCTCAGTGGCCATATCTGCTAGCAGTAAAGTCCCGTTACCAATTTTGCTGCTTGTAATGCTTCCGTTATTGATCAAAGGGCCAGTAATTGCAGAGGTTGCGATGTCCGCAGTGGCGATAGATCCAGCGGCATAGGCACCAGTCGGTATTCCAAGCGGAGCAATTTTATCACCCGACACAGAACTTGCTGCTAGCAAACCTGATGTAATTGCAAGCGGCGCAACGTCTGCAGTTGCAATACTCGCCGCGGCATATTTCCCTGCGGAAATACCTAGCGCAGCTACCTTCGCCCCAGAAACCGCACCGTCAGCCAGCTTGGCATTAGTAATGCTGCCGTCAGGAATTGTCCCACTAGATGCAGTGACTAAGTCAACAATGGTTACAGGCGCTAAACTCGCAACATACGCCAATTCGCGATCATCAGAAGCTGATAAAAACAACAAGTCATCAATCCTAAGCGCCGGCGATGCATCATCAAAAAAGCCACTAGCTTTCATCTCTGCAACCGTCGAATCATGGTCGTCATAACTATAAAGTCTGCGACCACTTGTTTGCCCATATCCCTGACTCATCAGGTAGAACTTTTTCTCGTTAAAAGCCATTTTTAAATCTCCTATTAAGAATTATGGTTACCTATTACAAGGATTTCGACAGTGTCGGTTACCAACGCTGCTGCTGCGAAATGCACAGTAACAGTATCTGCAGTACAAACAGTTCCCACGATTGGCTGACTAAAGCCCGCGGTCATGAAAGCAATTGCTTTGTTGTTTATGTCAACTCCAGGCAATGAAAATGCTGTGCTTGTCGCCGCAGTTGCAGGCCCCGACGTACTGTCAACAATACCCGTGATGTCACTACTCAATTTTGCATATGTCACAGCAGAATCAGCAATTTTTCCCGTAGCCACGCAATCATCTTCCAGCTTAGCGGTAGATACGCACTCATCTTGAAGCATCGCAGTTGTGATAGAATCATCTGCTGGAACACCACCGCCGCCGGCTGATGTGTCAATGATAACTTTTGAAGTTACTACACCTTCATATCTACCGCCTTCAGCAACACCCAGTGGATTGGTGATCATGACGACGTACATGCTTGAGGCAGACGCAGGATTATTCAAAACTGGGATGAAAATTAAATCACCCATTTTTAAGAGCAAGTTTGTTGGAAAAAAACCATCCGCGGTAATTTGCTCAATGCTGCTCAGCATACAAACGTAAGTAAACATTTGTTGAGCGCATGATTCGCCATAACCAGTGCCAATGGGGGCAAAGTGTTTCGGTTGAAATATCATATATTTCTCCTATGATTCGTCACATGAAATTTCGACAACACCATTCGTTTGTCCTACTACAGCACCTGCACGTAACCTACTGATTGTTAACCAACTTTGCCAACTGGGAGCCCACTGGACATCTACAGATGGGGAAATTTGGTACCCACGGTAAGTACTGCTTTTTGAAAATGCGAAACATGATCGGATCTCATTGGCAACTGGCAAACCGCCTTCTGGCATATTTCCTAAAGTTATAACTTTGAATCCGAGGAAGGTGTCAATCTGTCCGTTCACAAGCGTGCGTTGCTGATTGAACAAGATAGAAGTTACTGTTTGATCACTTAAAAGTGAGTCGATTTGCGATGGTGTACAAACCAGGAATCGATCTTCCATAGGTACATTGTTTGTATCTAAGTAAGATTTAGCTTCTTTTAGCTTATCCACGGTCATGTTGGTGCCGTTATCAGCAATTTGTAGTCCTGAATCAGCTACCCATGCATCGATCAAAAACTGATCTGAGCGACGTGCCATAGATTTAGAGTGAACATCTGATAAAGAGGATAAGGTATTTGTTGCAACTGATTGTTCCATAGACTGAAAATAATCCAATGGCAAATTAGATGTCCAATTGGTGAACAAAATTGATTTTGTTGAAACTTCCAAATCAGAGGCAGGAATCATGGATTGATAAGCACCACGTGAATGAGTAGTTACCTCGCCCATATATGGCAAAGAAAAACTGTCCCCGCGAAGGCCAAAAAGGTTGTTAGAACAAAGACTTAGCTTTTCAGCTGCTTGATATTTGAGCTCAAAATCGACCTTAAATTGCTCAATTGCAGCGTTTGATAATTGTAACGGCATGGTTAGTACTCCAAAAAAAAATAATTAATACAAATGTTTATTATTTTCGGAGTATCTACATAGCGCAGGTCCGGATTCTTCGTCGAAGGGATCCGTAAGGGCTTCATGCCTTTAATGTACACTGTGTATATTTAAATGTCAAGATTATTGCAGTAGTCTTAAAATGGGATGTCATCAGATCGATCTGGTTTAGAGCCTGCGCTAGGAGTGCTAGCCTCGTCATTGGTCCAGAAAACTTTGTTGTTCCCAATGATTGGCATTTTGACCCCATTGCTGCGGTCTTCTTTGCTGATGGATTGAGTTATGAATCCATTTTTTCCATATTCATCAACATCGTCTAAGTTGACAAATGTTGTCAGGTCTAAATACTGGCCTTTTTTGCCCTCGAAGATTTTGCTCTTGTCAATTTTGCTCAAGTTTATACTCAAACTAATTCCTATTTTTCTCATATTATTTTCCTTGTTTAGTTTTTGTAATTTCCAGGTGCGAGAACTTCAAATTTCCGATAAATCTCTGCGTCCAAATCTTGAAGAGCCTTGCCACCAATTTTGCCTTCTTTAACCATCTGGTTTCGCTCCATCTTGTCCTTCATGATAGATTGGCGAGTTATACCGCGATGACCGAGTGATGGGTCATCGGGTATAGCGCTATAGTCCATATCTTTAAATGTCCTGGCTAGAGCAATTAAACTTGAAGCGGAACAATCCTGTATGATTTTTGTAGCATCTTCACCAGTCATGTAACGCTCTAGGTGCAACATTGTTTGATTTGTCATTTCTTCAGCTGCCAGCTCACCGCCAAATGTTGCAATGTCCGCGGCATATGTTTCCTCGTCAGTTGCTTCTTGTGCTTTAATTGCAGCAGCTTGCATCTCGGCTTGGATCCCAGCGAAAGTGTCTGTTACTTGCTTAAATCCTTCGGGGCTGAGATTCATTGCTTTGGCCTTACTCGCCCAGGCCTGCAATGGTCCTTGAGAGATATCTATATCCACACTTTCATAAGGCGATTTGTACTCATACGCTCCCTCAGGGGCTCCTACAAATTCAGAATGTTTTTGTCCGACAAATTTTGATTGATGCAAATGGGCTTTTTCCAATGCGTCATAATCTTTGTATTTGCCGAGAATTAATTTGTTCTCTTCTTCAACCGCATCGTTTTGCACCTGTTCCTCAGCGCGCTGTAGAGCCATTTGACGGCCCATTTCTGTAGATTCAGGAGTTGGTGTAGATGTAGAGTCTCCAGTCGATCCGTCAAGTGTTTCATTTTCCATTTTTATGCTCCTCCATTAATTTGACAAAAAACTTGAATGTATCATTCGTTCCTGAATAATAACTGTGGTAACAATCGCCTGCGTTGAATCCTATCGGTTTGCCCGCCTGTAATCGCAACCACTTAAAGGCAGTGCTGAACTCCTCTCTTGTTGCCAGCCACCGAAAACACTGATGCACTTCTTCCGCTTCTTGGTTTTCTTTCTGATAAATATCTTCGAATTTCAGATCATATACGTTTGCGTTATGGTTGCTGTCCATTGCCCATTGCTCCTTGTAGTGCTGATTGTTGTGCTGGCTGTGGTCCTTGTGGCATAGGTGCCTGGTTCTGCGGATCTCCTGTCATTGCTTGCTGGGTCTGCTTCAACATATTATTTTTTTGCATGTCATTGCGAATTAGAGTTTGATCAACGCCTAATTTTTCAGCCACATATTTTGGTACATCGGTGACGTTTAAGCCTAATGCCACCGCCTGTGATACCATTTGCGGACCGCTAATTTGTTCCATCAACTGGCTATATTTGACCAGGCGATTAATATCTATCTCATCTTGGCCTTGATTCACTGGAGCGGTAAATTCAATCTTAATGCCTGAGCCTTCGAGAGATTTATTGCGCCAGTAGCCTTGTCGCGAGAGTATGTGAAATAACTTATTCACTAATTGATGGTTTAGCTCATATTGCAGTCTTGAAGCTAATCCAAGGTTATGAGATTGGCGTTGTTTATCTAATAGCTCAGCTGCAGTAGCTGTAGAACGAGATGCTTGCTGTGGAGTAAACTGTTGTAACCCCATCGCAGTCAAAAGAGTGTCTTCATAACTTTCAATTGCTTGATCTATGGTTTGGCTATTCCCTTGCACTTGCAGTTGAGACATATCTTGTGGGTTATTTACTGATACGATCGAGCCAGGTGTAATCTGGGATGTAAATGGATTAACGTCAGTTCCACTATTTAAGAAAATTGGCATACATTGGTACGATCTCCATCTAAGCATGCATTCAGAAAGCTTATTTAAAGTTCTAAGCAATGGCAGGTTGTCCAACAACACGCCACGTCCCAGCAACTCGCCAGCTATATATTTCTGTCTGAAAACTATCCACGGGCTATAGCTACGTTTTTCTTCTAAGATTAAGGCTTTTTCACTTAACTCAACGACAAAGTAGCAGTACTGCTTATCTGCTGGCATCGCCGGGTTGTAGTACGTTCCTTCGATGAATTCAAATTCTTGGTTTGGGTTTTCCAATACTTTGCGTTTTAGCAAACCATCTATTTTAGCTTTTGGCCACACATCTGCAAGCATGCGCCCTTCAACTTTCAACTTTCTGTAGACGTCGGTTATAATTCCAGTACCACTACTACCGCCGAAGCAGCAGGTATGCAACGGCACAGAGACAAAGCTAAATGGATTTTCTTTAGTACCTTCTTTGATCAAGAGAACGCCAGAAGAAATAGCCATCTCCATGAGGGAGCTGTGCACAGCCCTATAGAAATTACTCTGATTTAGTTTTTCGAACATGGTATTTTCGTAGAATTGCAGAGTGGCTTTCTGCGAAGAGTTCAAACCATCATTGCTTGCGCCTGCAACCAACCTAGCCCAATTAATACCTGGCGGCATCAGCTGTGAGATCATGTTATCTGCAAATCTAGGGAGAGCATTGCTTGCTGTTGAGTTGTAGCGCTGATTTGTCAGCTCTTGTCCCGGGGTCTCATTTACACGATTAAACTTAGCCAGATTTGGCAAAGCTATATCGTAGACTTTCTGCAGGTTTGAGCTGAATAACTCTTTGGAGTCTTTGGCCCGTCCATACATTTTTAGGTACAGTTCAGCCTGGCTTGTCGGATCGTTTTGCATGTAAATTTCCTATCCCAACGTTTTGTTTATACTAAGGCTCGCTCGAATTGAATTCATGTTGTCTATATTCGCTTGCTTAGTTTGAGCGTCAGATAATGCTTTTGCTCTATCAGCTTCTTTCTCTTGCTTAACCATCTGTGCTTCTTCCGCTGCGTCTAACGCGGCGTTTGGGTTGTTACTGCTTGATGTAATGTATTTTCCCTTAGTCATATCCTGTTGCGGAGTTCCTGTAATATCCTTAATTGCGTTTGATGCTGATCCCATAATTTTCTCCTAAAAATAATTTGGCGTTAAATGATTCAAAATATGTTGGTGCAATGCAGCTTTCGCTGTCGGACTCACCGTTATGCGCGGATCGCTACACCCTGAAATTAAAACTAAAATCAATGTTATGAATAATAATTTACTATAAACCATCTATTTTCCTCCAATCATCCGTACTCAAAAGCTTTCTATAGAGCCCATAAGGCCATATATGAAGCGACTTCAGCCCTAGAAGATATGACACAAGGCCTGCGCAGGTCCTTGGTCCAATCACAGCGGGCGTTTTAGTGCATTTATTATGCACAAATGAGTTGCTCGATAGCACACTAATTGATGAAGATTTAGATTTCATAAAGTCATTTAGTTGTTTTGTCTCCAAAAAGTAGAACTCGCAACCAGTAAATGTAGGGTTTATTGACAGCCACCATGTCTCAGAAGTTTTGAAGTACAGCGACACGTGGCTAAAACCGCTTTTGCACATGTTTTTTACAAAATTGTTATCGGAGTCACAAAATATGACTAGGCTGTGTTTAAAAGCATCATGCATCTGGTACCACCAAAAAATAAGTCTTTTTTACAATTTTGCTTTCGATTAAAAGCTGCAAATCAAGCTTTGATCCCATCACAAATGTAGCAGTAGATTCGCGTTTATTATGTGATGCCTCAAGCTTTTCAACTTTAGTTTTAATCTGTCTAATCAATAGTCTTTCTTCGCTGAGCGCCTTATATTGCCATGCGCTCCACCATAAGCTTTAGACTTATAACCAGCATCAGTATCTTTAAAGTTGGCATAATCACGTTTGGCGCTTCTGCGCTCATCACCTTTGTTGCCACCATAAGTTGGTTTTTTCTTTTTTTTCTTGAGTATCTTGTCTAAAATCTGTGCACCGAATTTTTTCATGTTCGAATTCCCTTGTTTGATTAGTGTGTTTCCAATTTTGCGTTTAATTGAATTCGCTTGCGCCCCAGCATGGTGTGCAAAGGCATTTGCTGCTTTAGCGCGCTTTAATGATATTTGGCCAGGCTTGTAGCCCAGCGGGTAGGTACCATGAGGCCCAGCGAACACCAAGTCCTTGTTATATTTTCCTGCATTCGACATGCCGGGTTTTTTTCTAAGTTTATCCAGATTCATAGTTCGGATTCCTCTAGAGCTGTTTCTAATGTGTTTAGGCGTTCTTTTAGCTCTTTGAAGGCAGTTAAACCGCCGTATGCTGATAGTGCCGATAGCTGCTGCTGAAGCTCCTCTGCGGAGCAATCACCGTTTAAATATTTGGCCATCATGCCTTTAGCTAGTGCTTCTGGGCAATTGGGGTCAATTTCATCGCTATATACTGCATTGGCGGCCCGCTGCCGTAATGCGTAAATTTGGTTGTAAAGCCGGTCAGAGAAGGCTCTGTCGGGATTTTGTAGCTGGTTACGGCCTATTTGGTCAAACTTTGCCCCAATATATGTGTGGCACAACTGGAAAATGCCAAAATATTGCTTTTGCTTTCTCCATTTGCGCAGCGTAGGCAGCGAAACTCCAAAGCTAGCGGCTATTTCCACTAATGAGTAGCCTAATACAGCCAAGCATAGCAATTTCTCAATTCCTCCAGGAAAATCCTCAATGAAAAGATGAGGCTTACCACGCCTAGCATTTATTTCTGGGATAGGCTGCGCAGCGCGCCATTCCTTGCAGTAAGAAACTATATTGTCCCGGATTTCGGGTGGAATTTTGTCAAGAAAATCCATTTCAGGTTCCTAAATATTTGTGGACGCAGTTCTTTGCATCCTCCAGTCCGTACGCTATACAGTATACGAGCTGAGGATTAGCTATGACCATAGCCTCAAATTGTCGTTGCTGTATTGTCGCCCTGCCCCTGACCGTCTTTAGTTCGAGGAAAAGCACTGCATGGCTCGCTCCTGGGCTATAGATAACTAGGTCACTAACACCCGCTGTCACACCCATCTGCTTAAATCTGAAACCTCGAGCAAGAGTGGTTTGCCGCTCATTGCACACTGCAAAATAATTAACCTTCAAAAGGTCAAGATATGTACAAAGTGTTTTCTGTATGTCAGATTCTCTTAGCTTCATCTTAGCATTATACATTATTTGGGCAAAATGTACACTTTAGACATTATATAATATAATTTGATAATTTGGCTTTACAGATAGACTCGTATAGTCTATACTGACCTTGAACTTAGATAAGAGGAGGTTCAAATGGAAATAAAATACTTGACGATTAAGGGTTTGTTTTTGGCATTTCATTTGCATATGATCAGCTATGAACAACTGATGGATGCAATTAACAAAAAAAGGGAGGTTGTGCTGTGAACTACTATACGGAAAATGCCATCGTGCAGATGCAAAGGGCTCTAGACGCCACGGATGATGTTTCAAAGGAGTGTGAATTTTATACTCTTCAAGAAATTGTAAATGATTTAGATACCAAGCAAAAATCTCATCTCGCAGAGGCTATGGGGCGAGAGGCATTTAATGCGCACAGAAATTTGCGGGTTAAGAAGCTGGCAAAGGATTTAGGTTATACATTTACACGCCACTCACACGAGCCAAGATGTTGGCATTGGCCCACTAACTAATTAAACCAAGGAGCAAGAAAATGATCGATAAAGAAATAAGCCAATATGATTTTAAGTATGGGTGCATGTTAGAAGGCCGCGTCGATGTTAGGTTGGGTGACTTGAGATCAATGATCATGGACTTGAGGCATGGAAGGAACACATTTTATGAATATGAAGGGTATGAAAGAAAAATGGAAGACAAGTGGCTCGATTTAAAAATTGAAATAGAAGCGATGACCCATCATGTAAAGGGTGCAATAGATTCAGCAAAAAAGAGAGCAGAAGCAGCAACAACTAAGGAGCAAGAAGATTAAATCTAACAAAATTACACCAGCTTTTGTAGCAGAACTACACGCATGGTCTGATTACCCTGCAGATGCCATAGATAGCTTAATTCTAGAATGCAGCAGTACGCTGGAAAGGATACCCGAGAAAGAGTTTTTTGCCATGGAAAGGTATAATGAGATTCTGTGGTACCTGGATATGTACATGGATGACAACTACTGGACTGGCACTTTTAGATATTCTGGGCATGGTTGGTTTTGGAATCACAAGTACAGGCATTCGTTGCGAAGCTGCAAGGGGAGCACAAGAGCCATACGCCGTGAAGTACATGCTGACTTTCTGATTGCGGGGCTGGATGTTGATGGGGACACTCAATTACATGATAAAATTATTGATGAGGTGCTGGGAGAGACAATTTATACTAAACCAAGGAGCAAGAAAATGAGCAAACATGATAAAACTCTACAGGAATGCGTACTTACCTCTAAACTAGACTAACAGGGGATTAAACAATGACTAGATCAGAAAAGAAATTTCAACTAAATTGGCTGTATGACTCAATTATTATTACTGGCAGGAAATACCTGGACGACCCGACGCGTGAAAGTCTTTTCAAACTCATAAGTTATGGTTTTGACGTTGGCATGTATGCACCTTTAAAAATTGTTAGGGCCTTCAATTTATTTATCGCAAAAGACTCAAAAGAAAACTTTCTTTTGTTTATTAACATTGTTCGTAAAAAAAGAGGTCTTAGAATACTCAAAGGGCTATAACAGGGATTAAATTAAATAGAGGAGAAAAAAATGAACAAAGTAAACTGGAACAATTTTAGCAGCGAGATGATCAAGCAACAGGTCGCGATTGTAGATGCTAAAAACGAGTTAATAGATAGAGGGCTTATGACTTGTACAGATGGCCCGCACTGTGCTGCAAATTATACTCATATTGAAACAAGGTTAATAGGAAATAGAAAAATCCTAACTTTTAAGGATAAGGAGGGCCAGCCACACTATTTTTCGATCAAGATTTAACTAAAGCATTACATAGGGGTAATACAATGATTTTTAGGTTCGAGGTATTTGCATACCACAAAAGAGGTGCTCTATTAGGCAGCGCAGATAGTGAACAAGATATATTTGATGAAGAAAGTTTTCTTAAATCAACATTCAATAGCTATTTGTTATTCAAAGAAGCAGGGGCTGATTATTTTGGTTTAAAAATAAACGGCATTGAGGTGATGAACTACAAATATAATGTACTCACCAATACTATAGTACGTTTTGAGCCCAAAATGGAGGACAAAAAATTATGACTTATTATGATTTGTCAGAAGAAGATGTAGCCAATTTTTATGACGAGGGGATACATTTGGTTGGTTGGCTGTTGCCGAATGTTCTACGTAGAACTAAGGAGACGACACATGTTTAGAATTTTTCACCATAGGGGGATGACAATTTACTCCCATTTTTTAGTCTGTATTATTATGGCTATGCTAATTTGTACCATTCCAGCCGCAACTGCAAGGACCCCAGCACCTTTGCAGCATTGCTCTATCCCGGCAGGTGCAACCGACCTACCCACATTCGGATGATTTATTGCGCACTTTGCGCATATTTTCCCGATACTCTTGCAGCTGGGAATCACTCAGCTGCTTCTCAAACATCATAATCGCGTATTCGCGCTCGTATTCGGTTTGTTGATGGGGCTCCCAGCATCCTTTTGATTTAATTATACTCTGGGCTTTAGACATAAAACTAGCTGGAGTCGGCGGCCACTCTTCACTTGTGATTAAAAAATGATCACCCACATGATTGATGACTTTTGTGTCCCCAATTTTTATTAAAATTTTGTACCAGTGTTTCTGATTGTCGGCCTCACACTTAAATTTTGCGCCCCAGTGGCATTTAAACCGGCTCAGAATCTTCGTAGAACACCGCTCTAGCTGTTCGTTTGAGTTGGTCTTCAAAACTTTCCTGGGGTTTTTGTTTTGCTCCATTTATTGCCTCCTTAATGTTTGTTGGAATATTGGAATTGAGCCAGAAGTCTGGCCGCCTAGTTGTGAACGGTTCTGAGAGCTGGTCATTGATGGATGAATCGATCAAATCTTCTTCATCCATATTTTTGACATGATTCAAATATGTAGCAAATGATCTGCTTCGAACTTCGAAAGTGGTGTCTCGTGCATGAAACTTTAGCTGAAATTCCAGGATTAGCGCATCTCTCAGCATTTGCGGATCGCTAAATGCAATCGCATTAAACTTAGCTTTAAGCTTGCTGCCGGAAGAGCAGCGTGTGTCTGAACCTACGAGTTTGTGATAGAGAGTCCAATAATCGCGGTAGGTAACCTTGGTTGGGTCATTTATGTACGCTTCAAAACACATATTATAATATATCTTATATATAATATTATATGTATAGAAGCCTGACCCCGGACAAAATGTCTGCGGTACCCCGGACAAAATGTCCGGGGTCATTTTTGTATAATCTATATCAAGCATTTGTGAAGTCATGACTTTCTCTATGTTAGCAAGCTGTGCATCTATGGAATATTTTTGGCCAGACTGAATTTTTAATGTAATTAGCCCTAAATCTGATAGATGCCTTAATGATCGGGATATTGTTTTAGTGGAAACACAGAAAAATTCCGCCAACTGCCCCAAAGAAAGATGCAACGCAGTACGTCTTTCATCAGGATTTTCCCTAAATATACATTTTTTTGACTTGTAAAGGAACTGTACAACACATAATAAACTTGCATTGGTGATACCCCCGCAGGGCTCAATAAGATTTTTTGTTATACAGATTACTGGAAGCATGATTTTAATCATTTACAAATTTCCTCTTTGGCTTTACAGTACAGTAAACAAGAGGGAAAGCCAATATGTCAGAACAAACTAATTTAGAGAATTTTGTTAAAGATCCAGCCGATTATATTAGAGATTGGCTGCAAGCCACTTATGAGAATGGACCAGAGAAAGTTTGGTCAAAAAATGGTCAAACTAGGGAGGAGTGGTGCTATTCTAACTTTGGTTTGTCCTATATTAGTATTTATTCTATTATACAAAGGCGAAGAGGTGTTAGATTTTCTACTTTTGTTAAAATATGTAAAGCTCAAGGCATTAAAAATATGCCTGTTGTATACAGAATGTTAAAATTTGCTCAAAAATTAGGATTATCTGAACAGATGCAAACTGACACTAAGTGTGGCTACATTCAGCATTTTATTAACATAAAAAATCATACTATGGAGCTAAACAAGTATATATCTTGTTTATATTGGTTGCATATTAATTGTGAATGCAGTTACGGAAATTTTTTAATTGAATGCTCTAACAATTTCTTGCAAGTATAGCTTTACATCTCTATAAGTAAAGAGTAGTGTATAGGTGTCACTAACAAAAGGAGGACACTCATGCAACACTTTCAAGATTTCGAGGACTACGTTTTAATTTTGCAGACGCAATATCACACTGATCAAGATGGCGCGGTCTATAATTTGGACCCTGCAGCTATTAGAGCTTCAGAGCGCCGCAGGCTGACGATGCTGTATTTTTCTCACCTTAGCGGATACCAGCAAGGGATAACCCTTTCAGAGGCTCTAGAAGGCGATTATGGCAACGTTTTGTGTGCTATGCTGACAACCCTAGTGCTTGATCCTAAAACTTCACCACACGCCTCAGATTTGACACAGCGTGATGTCTGTATTGTCGATGGAATATATGCGGCATTGGAAGATCAAATAGCGGATTCGATCGAGAGGATTATGGATGCTAAATTGGCAGAAGTTAGATCAGCGCCATACTTTTCAAATAACAATAACCTACAGGATTTAACCAACAAATTCTCTGCTTGGGCTGAATGTTTTTCTATGCCGTGGGGGGAATAATGGAAATTAATGATGAAAATTATCATAAGCATTATGCTTTTGGTTCGGGGGATGTGCATAATTGGCTTAGCGGCTACAGATTTTTTCTAGATGGCCGAGCCAGCGGCTCTACGCGACCCATGGTAAGAGGATCTCTTGCACATTGCTTATTGCTAGAGCCTGAAAGCTTTGACGAGAGGTACGTTGTTTGCCCGCTAAAATCCGTCAATAGCAAGGCATTTGACAAAATGGTAGAGGGGAATCCAGGTCGAGAAGTTGTGCTAGAAAAGGAAGTTGATGAGGCCCGGCTATGGGTAGCTCCTTTTAATAACTCTCCAGCATTGATTAATGCCGAGAAAGAAAAAATATGCATATGTGATCATGAAGGCCTATTGTTAAAAGGAAAGTTCGATGCCGCTCACGATAATATAATATTTGATTTTAAGACCTGCGCAAGTATTGATGGGTTTCAATATTCAGCAGCTCAATATGGTTATCATATACAAGCTTACCATTATAAGCTGCTGTATTCTAACGTTTATGATATACCTTTTGAAGAACTAAAATTCTATTTTTTGCTATCAGAAAAATCTACACACCACTCTAAAATAGTAGAGTTTGACGAGCAAGCTAACGAGGTGGCTAAGGAGCAACATGATCTTGCAATTAAAAATGCGCGTGTTGTACTGAAGTCCCGTGGCCTAACTCAGGAAGAGCTTCTCAACATTAAACCAGAAGCTGTGGCCGCCTATGACAGGCGCAAAGTAACAACCTTAAGTTTGCCGCGCGGATATACGTTTGAACATTATAATAAAATGGAGATAGATGATAATGAATAAATTTCTAGAGGTTCTTAAGCCTGACAATTCCCCTGATCTTTACAGAAAGCTTGCTGATTTTTTCTCCACAAAAGAAGAATGCGCGACATTTGTATCCAGCTTGCAACGTTTTGGTGCGCAGGAGCGCAGTATTCGCGGATGCAGTGAAGGCAGCATCATATCATGCATACTGGCTTTGGCTGAAACTAAGCTTAGTTTGCTGCATAAAGAGTGTTATTTAGTTCCAAGAGGCGGACAACTTACTTTTGACATAAGCTATATAGGTTTCTGCGCGCTAGCATATCGAAGCGGGCTATGCGACCTTGTTGTTGCTCATCCAGTCTATAAAGGAGAAGAATTTACCGTAATTGATGGCACAGAAACTCGTATAATCCATAAACCTGATATTAGCGTCGATCGATCCGACAAGTGCTTAGTTGGGGTGTGGTGCAAAATAGAACTTTCAAACGGAAGAACAATGGTAGGTGTTCTTTCTAGGTCACAAATCGATAGTCATAGATTAGATTATACTTGTGGCAACGCCTGGAAAAAATCATTTGTCGAGATGTGCAAAAAAACGGTGATAAGAAAACTAATCAAGACAGCACCAAAAGCCTTGGCCAATATAGGTATAACAACTACAACTGTAGAGGCTGCGCCGGAAGTGGTACATGATCATGAAAAAAAAGGATTGCCCAATCCGTTAGGCTGGAGTGAGTAGCCCACACCCTGCAAAATAGGGATAACACAGGGTGCCAAAGAGGAGGGCTATAGTTATGGTAGCATTTTGTTACGAATAAAAACATCTATTTGTTAAACTATAACTGCTCTTTTAATGTCATAAATGTATATATTGATGAAAAATAATACTAAAAAATATTAAATTAAGATATATAATAATCTTTGTGTGAGATAATGCTTGCGCTCTTGCATAACAATTGGTAAGTTATTTGCAGGAGCAGCAAATTATGAATATTAATAAACATAAAACCAATGAAAAAATTGTACATTTGAAGAATGTTGTGCCGGATATAATAGATCCGATACAATCTAAATGTTCTTCTTTTGTCCACTTAACATCTGCATTTTATGGCGAATTTTCTGCTCACATTTTTTGGAGTCGCTCTCATTCAGTTTTTTTGGTGAATCTCATAACAAAGTATTACGATCTTTTTTTAGAGCCCAATAAACTCAACGATGCTCCCGGCTCCAAATTTACACCAGCGGATTTGATGTTTGTGCAAATGCAAGCTGAAAATTATGTACGAGATTATTTAAAAGAACCTTATCTTAACTTAGAATTTAAAATGAGCTCATCTCTGCCCGTTGAGTTCAATAAATACTGGGAATTTTATTTTGCAGCAACGATACCATCGGCCCGCGACATAAAGGCCAGATGTTTTAGAGCGCATTAGTCAAAAGCAGATGTTTTATTTTGAACAACCATACCAGGCTTATAGTTTCGACTGTTATTTTTATCATCAATTGCTAAATGTTGTCCGACTGCCAAGAACGCGTCTATGCAATGCGATTGCACTTTAGATAGAGTACCACCGACATTTCCCCGATATATTCTAAGCATTTCTACACCATAATCGCAGTCTGGGAGATGAAACCAATATTTTCTAAACCGTTTATGGGTTTCATCGAAAGCTAATACCTTCTCTTTGATTCGCGGAATTACTTTAGTTCCAGATCCTAATGAGGCCATTTTAATTTTTTGCTCGTACGTGTCCAACTTAGTATCAGTCAATGAACGCTTGGCTGCATCATGAGGTAGGAATTGCTTGCCAATCATTAGCGTGCGTTCTTGCGCCCATTTATGTATATAATTTGTATAATGACTTGTCGGCTCGTCATACGATTCATAATAATCTAAAAAATGTATTTGATCATTTGGATGCAACTGCACAAACCAAATAGCAGTTCTTCCACTGACGCTATTAACCCCGATATCCCAAAAAGTCTGCACGGGAATGTTGGGAATAACTTTAAGGTCTGCGCTTATTCTTCCTTCATCCACAGCCTTGGCTAAAGGTTTTCTAAAAGTTGCTAAATCATCCCCGGCGTCCCAGTCATTCAAGAGTTCGCGCTTATAGCCTGCTTCGGAGAGCTGCCCAGAGCGAACCATATTATCTGCACTTTCCTGCGAGATAATCAAATTTCCGCTATCATCTGTGCAGTCTAGGTGTGTCAAATATTGGGTAAAAGTATTTTTTGCGTCTCTATTTTTTTGGTAAGCATCATAGAACCAGTTTCGGCCATTAACTGTGGAGTTTAGCAGAAGCCAGCCATTGTTTTGCGCTAACCTGCCTGAAAAAACCTCTTGAACATCAGCCTTCATAAATGCTGCTTCTGACAAAACTACACCTGCATAGTTTGGACCCCTCTGAGATAGCCCACCATCATTGGTACCAACAAGTTTAATGATTGATCCAGGTTTGCTAAGATCATATGGAGACCGCAAAACAATTTCCATTCTTGTTTGATTTGGCTCACGAAATAGCAACTCTTTAGGGATATAATCAATGGGCCTTTTGCCATCCGCATCAATTGTGTCCCACAAAGCTGTTCTAGCTTGTCCCAGATATGGAAAAGCGTAGATATATTGCGCAACTCTCTGCATGGCCTGGTAGAGCACTATAGTAAAGTACACTCTATCCTTGCCGTGCCCGCGCGGCCACACAATAATGCCATACTTGCCACCCTGATTAACCATGAAGTCAAAAACTGGTTGCTGATATGCTCTTGGCGTAAAATTGAAATTAAGCTCGGTTATTAAATCCATGCCACAATTCTAACACAAGAAATCCTATTGAATACAGCTCTGTGCTATGTGTGAGTAATTTTATGCTAGACAAAGGTATGGGCAAAAATTGTACACCAAATGTCAAGGCAAATAAAGCCAAAACTTTAACAGTGCCATCTTTTAAACTAATCTTTAATGTAGCACTAGAGCCCTTGGCTTTTTTCTTAGGTTTTTTAACGTCCTTAATAGGTTTTAACGGTGGTTTTTTATCCATTTTATTCTCCTTAGTTATGTTGTATTCCTGATCCAAAATAGTATTTATATTTAATTTTTGCTTTGTCAAATGTCATCACCTTTGGGTTGGGTTTCCAATATTTTAGATAATAGTGTATAATTGAATCGGTATCTTGCTTGCCAGGGATGGCGTCTTTAAATCGTGAGTACAAAACTCTAGCCATGCATGTGGCATATTTTAGGTCATATATCATTCGTCCAGGTGCGCTGAATCCGTTGCCTGAACCTATCATTCTTTGCAATTTGTTTGAATTATAAGCTAAAACGCTATCCCATATATCATCGTGTGTATCCGGTTCCATTTGATATATTCCTAAAGCTGGCCCATTTGTTTGTTTTAAGTGAAAACCTAAATCAGACTCTAGGGCAGCTGTGACTAGCAATAAATGCACAGCATCATCGCTATACATGTCAATTTCTTTTAAAGCCACCTCTATAATGTAACTTCTAAGATCCATTATATTGATCATTATTGTGCTTCCAAAGCATCAAGGCGAGCTTTCAGGGTTACAATTTCTTCAAGAAGATCGTTAAGATCTGCTTGTACATTAGAAAATGTTGGTGGGGATACAGTTATATCCACAGTCGAAATATAATTAGCTCCGCTATGATGCAGTTCGCTAGAATAAAAAGGCACATCTTGGCCACTTAAGAGCCCCATAGCTTTCATGGCAAGTTCAGGGTGTACCCCTAAAGGATGAATCCCACTAGTTACTCCAAAAAGATTGTTTGCTGTCGGAAAAGAATACGAATTTAGTACGGACTCATTTTCTGTCACCCGAGCCGCAACAGTGACTATTGCAGATGTGTTCGTTGATATATCAGAGGTGTTAGCAGCTATACTAGTTACATTAGTTGCTACACCAGCCGTGGCACTGGCAATACTATTTGCGTTGCTAGTTATACTAGTTGTATTAGTGGCTATACTAGCTAAGTTAGCAGCTATACTAGTTACATTAGTTGCTATACTAGCCCCATTAGTGGCTATGCCGGCTGTATTTGTATCAACTTCAGCTTGCAAAGCACTCAAATCTTCGCCGGTCGCAAGTTCTGACCATTTCGGTTGATCACCCCACTTCATGGTGATAGCTAGATCTTTGCCGGAGTCATAATCAGCTGTTGGGTAGCGATCTACTCCTGTATTCGCCCACCGTGAATCGTATGGGTTTAACGCTAAAAATAATTGTGTAGATTCCTGGATTCGCGCCATGGTGCCGATCACTTCGGAGTCGCCATTGGCATTAAACTCAGTAGAAGATATTGTGCCCGATGGGTAATCTACAGTGCGCTCTAAAGGCCACATTAATCTTACTTCCGCGCTATCTGGGGCCACTGGAATATCCCCGGTTTGGACAACAGTAAGCAGAAAAGAAGACTCCGTAATTGCGCTAACCGAATACTTGGCCGGGTCTAAAGTTGTTGTGGTGCCAGTCTCAATGAGATCAATGGTGATATCGTCTTTAGTCTGGATTCGCATAGGGATGGGATAATGTACCCCACCATTATTTGAAATTGTATAGCGTAGGGTAAGGGTTGATTCTACAGTCATAATTAAGCTCCTGGGTCATATATTTGTTGGGTATGGGTTTTTTCATTTATTTTATTTTGCTGCCTATTATAACCTTCAGGGTCCATCGCGTAGTTAACGTACCAGTTCCACGCGGCTATTAAATATGGCAGCTTTGCAGGGTTTAAATCTTTTTCAGCAAATTTTTTGGTGATTTCCCACTTGGTTTGATGTCTCTGGGTCCAGCTTTTTTCTGATGAAAACATTGAATTCATCCACTTGGCGAAATCAACTACTGATCCAGCGGCTGGACCTTCCAGGCTTGATCCTAATTCATCAGGATTTAATGCAGCTGTCTTAATCATTTCGCCTAACATTCCCATAGGGGGTGCCATCATATCAATAGATTTGTTTAAGCTTAGCCCATCTTGCCCCCAAGGTAGTTGCGGTGTTCTATTCTCTTCAGCTAATTGCTTTATTGAGTACCCTAAATATGAAAAAGCGGCGTTGGCAGCAATAACAGATGCTATGTTTAAGACTTTTTGGCTGCCTGTAAAATTGCTTCCAAGCATGGGTTTCCACAAGCGATTGTAGGTAGACATCTGGAATCCCTTCATTTGAAGAAATATATGAGCCATTAACTTGCTCATGGGGCTTTTGCCTGACAAATATTCATTTTTTTGCGCTCTTAACAAGGCGTCAGGGTGAAAGATTATATAGTTACCTTGGTCCGCAATCATCCTTCTAAGCGAGTAATAGAGGTCTTTGCGTATAAAGTCTACTGATTGTTGAGATTTATCCCCTTTTTTTAATAGTTTGTTTTTGGAGGCATAGTTCAAAATTTCTTCATCTGAAGTATTAAGGATTGACTCAGGTGACAAAATCTTTTTTCTATTAAGGGTAACTGCATTTTTTCTAAGCAAGTCCCATTCATCATTTGCCATACCATAAACATTCATCGTTCCCTTTATCCCCGGAGGTAGGTCATCAAATGATAAGTGCTTAAGATTCCAAAATTGCCTCATCTGACCAACAGCAAATGTTGCTCTAGCTACCTTGTCCCATCTAGTAACGAGATTGGCTGCATAATACCCAGATATGACTTTTCCTACCTTAGACTCAGGATTCTGCAATGAATCAAAAGGATTAAATGTAGCTCCTGGTATTGCCTCGAAAGAGAAACCAGCTTCTTCATATGCTTGCTTTAAATCTTTTTTGTTTACAAAACTTTTAAGTGCAGACATGGTATTAAGTAATGAACCTGTAAAAGTTTGACCATTTATAGTGCGATTTTGAGTCATTAAAGTTGCGGTATCTTTAAACAAAATCTTTGGTAGAAGGTTTCCGGCCCTAGAAAATGTAACCAACAGGCTAAAAAAACTTTTTAAACCTGCTAATGAGGTGCTTCTGTCCCCTGCTACTTGGCCAGTCGAAAATCTATATAATTGGTCTAGCTCTTGTTTAGCTTTGATGTATTTTTTTCCACCTTCTATCTCACCTTTAAACGATCCTATATTATCATCATTAAATTGCTTTAATTTAGCAAGCATTCGATTGTGGGTGTACTCTGGGTCGGGACCATAAAATTTCATTACCTCTAATTTCCTTGATATGTCATTTACATGATCTACCATATTTTGATATAGGCTGCCTCCTCCGTACTGCTTTTGATAATCTAACCAGCTAGCCGCATCTTTGTATTGATAGGTACGCGGTTTGCCAGCTACCCGAGAAGAGAATTTTGAAGCTTTGACCACGTTTTGTGAACTGTCAATAATGCCCACTGACCTTTGAGCCATCTCGTTAAAACGTTTTTCCAATTCAGATCTATAAGCTTCTATGTTATTGCTTGCCTCAGGAAAGGTTTTTTGTAAGTCTAATTTTTGCAATTGGAAGTCTACCCATCGTTTTCTTGCGAACTCCTCCCTCTCCTCTCTTGTGACTTTGCGATTTAGGCCGCGCAAGCGTCTATAGATATAATTAGGCACGTGGAAAATCTTATCGGGATCATGACGCTGAAAACCCATGTAGTTCTCTATCTCCTCTACATTTACTCCAGTGTCGCGCATAATTTGGACTAGCTCAGAATTAAAATTATTGAATATCTTCGCCACTTTTCCATTTAGACTGTCATCATAATTTTTGCTCCAAATTTGCTCACCCATAGCGAACTCATTTTTTGGGTTCCGTGCATAGTCTAATAGATTTTCATCTTTAAGCTGCTTAATTAGGCCAACAGTTTTTCCATAAGTGCTGTTAAGCAAACTATTGGCGGTGTTATCGTGAGATAAGTTTTTGTTGACGGTGTTGACAATGTCCACTGGATCAGACTGACGATCCCAAGATGCATTGATTTGATTAACTCTTATAGCTGTCTTGGCAAATCTCTTCTTTGAAAACTCTATTGATTGTTTAGCACGTTCAAATATTTTGCCTGATGCCTCACTAATAGCTTCTTCTTCTGTTTTACCGCCATTATCCATTATAATTTTAGACTCTCGTCTAATCCGTTTAATTAGCTGGCCAATCTGTATTTTATTTAAGACATTTTTACCAAATGCTTTATCTGCATATTCTGCTACCTTATCTATGCACCCATTGTCTATAGAGGCCATTTGTCCCCCTCTTGCAAGTTTTTAATTCTGTCAATCTTATTTTTGAGGTCAATATTTGGGTCTCCTAATTGTTGCCCAGTCATGCAGCGTGCTGTTGCTTTGAAAAAATCCTCATCACCCTCAGATGCTACTTCATTTATCAATATATCTTTCATGTTATCTATTGCTTCATCGCTCATATTTCCTGATTCATAATCATCACGCAATTGATCAAAAATTTGATTTTCAGTAATTGGCTGTGTATTAAACGGTTGTCCTATTACTCCTTCAACCGGAGGCGTATGCCTGTCTCTTATACACATCTGACGC